TAACCCAGCAGAGTATCACCGTCCAACTTAAATTCCTTACTGCTCGCTTCGCGGATAAAGTCACGCTTTGCAGCGGGAGACGAAAAATTCAAAGCTCCTGCCTTTTCGCGTATTCTGAAATCGTATTCCTGCTGCTTAGCCTTTGCCTCCCATGTCTGCCGGTCGGTTTCGTACTGGCTCTGTAGTGTAGCAAGTGTGCTTTGCGCCTCAGCGAGCTTGGTTGTATCAGCCTTTGCCGCAGTCAACTTATCATTAAGACCCTGTATATCCTGATCACGCTGCGCAATCTGACCTTGCAGCCCGGCAATCTGCTGAGACAATGTGCTTACTCGATCATCGAATTTCGCTTTACTCACATAGGAACCATCTGCAAGATTGACAATGTTGAGCTTATTTTTATTGACTTTATCGACTAACTGTTCATAAGTCAGTGCCTCGCCATTTCCAAATAACGCTTTCAAAAACTCCATAGTAATACCTCCACAACTTAGATTTAGTTTGTAACCGCGCTGCCACTCAGCGCATGAGTTGTCGTCGCATTTAAGCCCCTGCAACGCCGGGGAAATTTTATATTAAGAGCAATCGCCCTCAATACCGTAAAAGAAAACGCCCTGCGTCGATAAAGTGACGTAGAACGCTCGCAAACGCGCACAGACGCGTTTAAATAATTTAAGGGTAATTCTTCGGCTTGTATTAGTAAACCGCTTGTATGGCCTCGTAGAATTGATTTGGCTGTAAATATTAAACCTTAACAGCTTTAAAGCCTTGCACGGAAAGCCTATTTCCGTCCGGGCTCACTCCTGATGCTTTTGCAACTTCATAATATTTTTTAGTCAACGCATTTATACGCTTTTGGCATTTCCGGCGTAACAAATCATCATTGACTTGTCGGGCCATATTCGCCGTGTCTTTTTGCCGTCTAACCTCGGTCTCTAACTGCCTCATATATTGGCTTGCCTTGTAAATGCTCATGCGTTTACCGTCGATTTCACAGCCCTTGTGGTTACTCTCTGCCCAACTTGCAAGCTGCTCATCTGAATATCGCCTGACAGAGTGTGCAGTAGAAAAGCCCATAGCTATGTGCATACAATTCCACTCACCAATAGGGCGACGAAAACCGGTATAATGCCTCCCATCAATATCAATAAAATCTTCGCCGTTTTGCATTTTTTCAAACTCAGATTTTAGAAATATTCGCCCCTGTACTGGTTCATGATCCGGCGCAGAACGCATATGCGCCGACAGCTCTACGGCATCAAAGCCCAAAGCCTCGCCCATTTCAAGCGAGGCAGTCTGGGCTATTTGATTTACACCGTCAATAACGTTTTGACGAACAGCTGTGTCGAGCCGTCTGTGGTATCCGCTATCATATTGTACTTGTAAGCCGTTATACCCGATTTGCTGTATGACATCACGGGTTGCTGATTGATAATCTGTCAATCCCATAGATACCGACATGATCGCAGTATCTACGGCCTTTTGATAAGTACCGGATATCGCAGTAGTATTTGAGATATTATACATTGTCCGCGCAGTCTGCATACTAACACCTTGAACAAAGTTTGTAAGTCTATCACGTTCTTGACGGGGTAGGGGATTGACCTGTAGAAAAGACTTGAATCGTTTGTCCGTGTAGGTGTCTGTTAAGGCTTTTTGATAAAGTTGAAATATTTCTTTAACATTTAATGCAGTAGTAAGCTGTAGCTGCTGCGTGATTTCTGCAACATCAACGCCCATATCGTGCATTACAATGAGCCTGTTAATACTGGACTGATTTAATTCGCCTATAGTCAAAATCTGTTTTGCAACCTTTTTTACAAAAAGACGATTTATGGCATCCAAACGGTCAGTTATTTTCTTGATTGCAGTTTCAATCTCTTTTTCTGACAGCATTTATACCCGCTCCGCTTTCAATTTTTCATCGGTCGATTTATCAGTAGGTGATTTTTCGTCATCCGTATTATCTTCCGGCATTTTTGGCAAAAGACTTTCCATGCCGCGCGCTTGCTCAGCTTGGACGGCTTCGACTGCCGCGCGCGCTTGCGCTTCGGTTTCACCAAAATACCACTCTCGGAATTCAGCTTTGCCGACTATGCCTAAGTTCAGCAAGGAAATTCTTTCTGCTGTCTGCTGTTCCCGATCGGTGATAATACTATCGTCCCACTCAAAGGACACATCGTATTCGCCTTCTGGTGCGAGTCTGTAAATAGTCGCATACTTATCCATAACGCGAATGACATCTTTTAGGCACCGTTCAAGGGCTATTTGATTGTCCGCTATGGTAGCATAAGACCGCTGTTTTACTATGCGTAGTTCGGTCGCAGTACGGGCCTCGGTATTAGCGTCGGAAAGAGTACCGCGGGATAATCCGCATTGATCCTCTATCCGAATAAGGATTTGATTTAAACCGTTTAAAAGTGAAGCATCACGAATAGACGGTGAAAATACATTATACAAATCCCTATCGCCTTTATCCGCATCAACTGCACGGAAAAGTCGCTTATTAAGCCTAGGCATTTCCATACCGCCGCCCTCCGTTTTTTTCGGGCGTAATACAGTGGGGTCAACATCTATTGCGAGTTCGCTGCCTTCGTACTCCCATAACAAACGAGAGTACTGCATATCCGCCTCTTTTATTGTGTCACGAGCCTTACAGAATACGGATGCACCCATAGGGCTATTCAAATCAATGTTATTAGCGTTTGCAACTTTGTACCAGCCAAACATTTGACCTTCCGCATTTGTAACGGTTAGTTCCGGTTTCGCCTCAGCCCACTGCGGGACTTCGGTTAATGCTATCTCAACGCCGATATTATCCCGCATAGTCGATTTAAACGCTCGCTGTGTAATCTTAACGTCGTTCCCTATAACAGTGTGCCGTTCAAGGCGGGTGTAATAGGTTTTGCCCTGCGTGTAGCTATCCCGGAATATAACGTCAGACATATTACCTTCATCATCAAATGCAATAGGGTATAACCCCCAATCCATAGTCCAATCAAAGTAAATATGCCCAGCGCGTGTATAAGGCTTTATTGTCATACCACCGGCTGCGCAGCCCTGTTCCAACTTTTGACGGAGGGCAGAAACACATTTCTCAAATTCTGCTTTTAGATACTCTGCGCGGGGGTTCATTATGTCTGCGCCGTCGTCGGTCTGGTTCTCTCCGTTTTTACTTTTCCCGGTGATGTTCCACTTCATTTCGAGCAGAATTTGACGCGCCAGCTCGGAGCAGATAAAAGCAGGTAGGTTAAGCGATTTTACTTCATCCGTTTTAAGCCAATCCGCTTTATTGAGATATAAATTATACCAATCATCTAACGCATTGGCCATTTCATTTGACAGCGGTGTTTCTATTTTCTCGACCGCTTCAACGTCTTTATATGGTAAAATCTTTCTCACCACCTGTTTAATAAAATTAAATATCTTTGTAAACATTACTGTCCCTTCCGTTTCCATACACGCTCCATCGCATACCGAACACTGTCTATACTATGATTGTCCGCATCGGGATAGCCGCTTACTATTTCGCCGTCATCTGTACGCTCATATTCGTAATTCTGGAATTCTCTTGCTGTTTCGGGGCAGCGTATAGGGTCTATTACAATTGCTTTTAAAGACTGTAACCACTTAATCCCGTAGCGTACACTGTCCGGGCCCTTAATCGCCTCTCTGCATAAGGCTCCATAGCTTCGATAATCTCCCACACTTTTGGGCTCTGCGCTATCGGCAGTTATCAAATCTAAGCCTGTAACACCTTTAAGCTTTACAAGGTTTTCCCATGTTTCAGCGTTACTCATTTTATTTACACGATATTCGTCATAGATGTATAATTTTTGCCGTGCGCTGTCATAGTGCATTTTAGACCAATGGTAAGGATCGGGGTACCAGCCCCAGTCAATGCCCATGTATATATTATCAAAACGGTTCTTTTCTTCATCGGGTATTTCTCTAATATCCAAATTGTCAAAAACTTCACCGCCAGTACCAACGGGGATGCCTAAATACTCATGCGTATATGCACGTAAATTACTTTCTTTCAAAGCCTCAGCATCATCAAAAAACTGTTCGCCTAACCATTCGGGCGGGACATCTTTGTAACAGCTCATGTGCCGGAGCGCACTGCGCCGGGGGGTTTGAACATACTGATTTGCCCAGTTCATGCGGCTTATCGGCGGGTTAAAGCTTTTAAAAACAACAAATTTCGGACCACCACGCATTACCGACTGTTGAACAGAGCGTATTTCTTCCTCGCCGGAAAACTCATCAAGCTCCTCAAACCATAGATATTTTAAGTATCCGTGCGCAACTTTTACAGACTTAAGCTTTTTTGCCTTATCTAATCCTCGGAACAAAATGACCTGCCCAGTAGGTCGATAAGTCAATTTATATGGGCTCGTAGTAGCTTTCCAAAGATCGTTGACACCTAACGCATCAATCCCCCATAAAACCTGTTCAAAAACCGACGTACCAATTGTATTTCCGGTCTTGCGGAACACAATGCCGTTGGCCAACGGGTCTTGCATAATCCCAAGCGGGAGCATAGCCCCAATAAAGGAAGATTTTGTTGAACCTCGACCACCGTACAAGTCATAATAAGTATGCTCACCGTCTTGAATGTCCCAATACACTGGGTAAAAAGATGGGGCGATTATATCAGATAGTTTCGGCTTGTTCGTCGCTGTGCTCATCATCTTCATTTATTTCGCCTTTTTCTAAGGCCTTTATCATTTCATTTACTTTCTGCGGATCCAGAGTATTAGGGTTTTCATCCTCGCCGTCTTGTACTTGTGTAGCTGTCCGGGGTATGTCACAGATTATATTAACGCTTGGTACTTGCTGTTCGTCCGACTTTTCATCTCGCCAGCCTTTAAAATTAAACTGCAAACTGAATTTTGCGCCGTTAGACCCGTCTTTATCAAAAAGGCGTTCTTCGGTATACTGTTCGACACGTGATTTTGCACGTGTGATAATATCTCTGAACTCTGCTCGCCCCTGATAGTTTAGCAGTGACTGACGGCTTGTAAACCCCAGTGCTAAAGCTAATCCGGTAATTGTCGGCGGCTTTTTGTCTATAATTATGGGGTATCCGTATTTATCAAACAAGGGCTCTCCGTTGGCATTGGTTAAGGGCTTGCCTTCACAGGATTCAAAATAAGCGTCAATCAATCCAATAACTTCTTCTTTGTGTTTATAAATTGGATGCTTTTCACCTTTCTTTCCCACTGCGGTTCACCTCACTTTTTAACAGCATATATTATTTCGCTTTTGGGGAGGGGTGATATTTACGGCTGTAAGTGTAACCGTATTTAGTGGCATTGGCTTTAAGCCACTTGTCTACGGCATCATTGTAGTCTGTGCCTACTAACTTAGCACTTTTAACGGCTTTGACAAATTCGGAAGCCTTGAAATGACCGCCGTTCTTTTGGAAAATATAATCCCAATTTTTGGAGGTTGCGACAATACCTTTTTCTCGCCCTAATGAAGCACTAATGAGGTCCGAATCCGAAAAAGCCGGTTCTCCTCCTTGCGGGTGATTATGTAAGATAATGCCATCCTTGATTCCGCTACCGTGTATATTAACACTCGTAGCATTGCCCTCAATGTACTGATGTACATAGCCTTGCGGATCAACTTCATAAGCCCATTCGTGATCTGACCCGACGTGCTGTTTACGGAACTCCTGCATAACCCCTTCAAGGGTCTTTGCTTTAACACGTACATTAGCATAAGCGGGCAAAAGTGATTGACTCTTGTCCGTACTCCCGCCGCCGCTCGCATGACCAAACTTAAAAGTTTTCTGCTGACCGCTCGAAGCTCCGCGTCCACCGTCATAGCCGGGAATAGCCAGCTTATTTAAGCTGAGGATTATATCTTTAACTGACTGTCCGCTGATTTTATATGCAAATAACTGCTCCATGGTATTGAACTTCACGCTTTCGTTGGTGCGCTCGTTCCACAATTCAAGAGGCTTGCGAAAAAGTATCAGCTCAGGCGTTATGTAAAAACCGTCTATGCGATTAAACTCGTATTGGAAATGTTCTATTCTCACCGGTAATCCTCCTTTCGTCTTAAAGATATGAAAAAAGCCACAGCCTTTTTTGACTGTAGCTTTTACACATATGCTGTTTGATAAATAAATTTTTTTAGTCGTCCGCAATATCGCGTCCTTTTTTACTGCCCTTTGCCGGGTTTTTAAAAGAGCGCGGCAGCTCCTTACTTGCGCCGGGAGGCGTGATAACCTTGCCGCGTGTCGCAGAAACAGGGTTGCGGCTTTTTGTGTTTTTTGCGCCTTTTGTCGCCTTTGTAGCCATTTTATGCCCTCCTTTTTACACATTTTTCAAGTAGTGTTGTGGGTTTAAGATTGTCCACTCGAACTAAAACGGTTTTACCCTTTATAGCTTGATCCATATAGCTTTGTACGTCAATGTATCTGCCAGTTTGAGGATCCACGAAAAAAGTACCGCCGCCGTTTTGCTCGGCTATAAATACGTGTCCGCTTTTACCGCCTTTCCATGTAACTTTGACGATAGCGCGTGCACCTTCGCCCCAGTCATACATTTGTGCTGCCATGCGCCCAATTGTATTACGTGACGGCATATTGACCGGTTGCGCACTTTCCATAACGTTTAGCCACCCTTGCGAATGATACATATATGGTAATGTATCAGAACCATCAAAGATACGGGGTAGTGCTTCCACGTCATAGCCTCGGCGTTGCATTTCATAGGCAAATATACATCTCTGACAATTATACTGCCACTCTTTGCCCTCGTAATAATGCGGGTTGGTGTTTTTCAAAGCCTCATCAATAGTAGCTGCTTTATGCTGTTTACCTAAAAAAGCAAAACTACCCTTGCTAAAGCCGCTGTTAGAACCACGCCCACCCATAGCATACACCTCTTTTGCTGAAATGTCAATTGTTTTTTACTGATTTTTTACAAATTGTTTATCAATTTTGACTGCACATAAAAGAAGACGCTTATAACGCCCTCCCTTACGCCGTTTTAAAGCCCCTCTTTCTCTCGCCATTTTGTAGTAAAAGCATTGATACGGACAACATTGCCTGTACAACATTCGGGCACTTTTCCGTATACGATAACTTTTGCGGGCTTTAATCTTTGCATCATCTCCCGGTATCCCAATTCAAACAGGCGTGTAGCTGTTGCGTTCTGCTGTGTTCCGACGCTTGACACGGCGACCGTCTTTCCGACCGGTTCACCGTCAAAGCACCAATCAAAACTGCTTTCGTCGCTCCAACTAATGGTAGGAATAACGTTTATTCCGTTTCTCTCCCAATACGCACCTAACCAGTGCTTGCGAAAATGATTATAGATTTGTATAGCTTTTGGGAAATCCGTATAGGTAGAAAAATCAGGCGTGCACACGGCCTGAAACCTTTTTAGCATAGCTATGTAGTTATCGGGGTTTGTCCACAAACGGATAAATTGATAATCGTCTATAAAGAAATGGATTCCGTGTTTATTTGGTTCGTCGCAGGTCCTTGCGAAGTTAAAGCTAATCCAATTATCAACGGCATAATCGCCACCGGATAATGCAGGAATACCATACGCACCAACACCCGGAAACAGTGCTTTATTAAGATTTTCGTAATTTCTTTGCTGTTTATACACCCTGGCTGCCTCCTATAAGGGGGATATTGTAAGATAGCAAATACTCTTTGCGATATTTAACTTTTGATTCCAGAGACCCCGTAGGGTCCCCGGAAGGTTGTGCGCCTCACAAACAACACAAAGGGGGGATGGTGTGGGGATTTTTACTTATTACTTTTTCACTATTCACTACTCACTATTCACTAAGTTCGGTTATACGCATTTGGAATTTTTGGAGGTAAAAAGTAATAGTGAATAGTGAATAAGTGAGGAATCAAGCATTTCACTGCAATGAAACGCGGGCAATGGATTTTAATATCGCAGGCTTCGTCTTTCTCGCCGCTTACGCGGCATTTTTTATTGACATCCCTCCCCTATCATGCTAAAATATAGCCAATATCATCGCATTGAAAGGAGAAATCCCCATGAACTTCTTAGATACCTTCTACAACAGCTACGACGAAGACGCCCGGCTTATATTACAGCACGGTCAGGTGGAGTACATCACCACTCAGAAATACTCTCGGGGATAACCGCAGCGCTTCTATCCTTGAAATCGGCGCGGGAACAGGGCGGTACAGCATTTCTCTGGCTAAGGGAGGCTATTCCGTCACTGCTGTCGAGCTTATAGAGCACAACATCGAGGTTCTCAAAGGCAAGCTGGACGGCTCCGAAGATATCACGGTTATTCAGGGAAATGCGGTGGATTTATCCTTTTTGGGGGATGATTCCTTTGACTTGACCTTACTTTTAGGACCGATGTATCATCTTTATACTAAAGAGGATAAAATCCTTGCCTTATCCGAGGCGGTCAGGGTGACAAAGCCTGGCGGATACATACTTGTGGCATACTGCATGAACGAGCCTACGATTATTCAGTACGTCTTTATGCGGGATAATCTTAAAAAGACGCTTGAAAACGGCATGGTGACCAACGACTGGCACTGCATAAGCGAGCCTTCGGAGATATTCGAGCTTATCCGCACCGAGGAAATCGCGGAGCTTGACAAGGCTGTCCCGGTGGAAAGAATCAAGCTTGTCGCTGCGGACGGCGCCACGCTTTATATACGGGAGCTTATCGACAGCATGGACAGGGATACCTTTGCAAAGTGGGTCGAATACCATCTTTCCACCTGCGAAAGGCAGGATCTGGTGGGCGCATCACATCACACCGTTGATATACTTCGCAAGAAGCAGAACGGCGCCGAGTAATCACGGAAAGGAAATTACATCATGGACTTCGGTATAAATGAAATGCTTGAAATGCAGAGACAGCTTCAGGATAAATACAAGGACAAATGGGAAGCCATCACGCCTGAGGCAGGAAAGCACAAGCTGCTCTGGATGATAGGTGAAATCGGCGAGGTAATCGATATCGTCAAGAAAAACGGCGGCAAAAAAGCGTCTGCCGAGCCTGATTTGAGGAAAGAGCTTACCGAGGAGCTTGCCGATGTTCTGATGTATTTTAATGATGTTTTGCTCTGCTACGGAATCTCGGCAGAGGAATTGAAGCAGTCATATACAGAAAAATTCGAGAGGAATATGAGGCGGTGGTAATACTAATTTTTGTCTAAAGTGAATAAGGGTTGCTCGGGCAACCCGCATAAAAAACAGGCATAAAACCACTGTACGACGGGTTTCGCACTCGTTTTTTGGAACACTTTTTAACGGGAAATAAACATAAGTCGATAAGCAATTCCGGTCAATATAGCGCAAAAGCGGTCTGCGATGTGAAAATTCCGCAGGCCGTTTATATTTATAAGATATAAATTCATATCAAAAGGTTATATTCCAAACAGCCTTTCAGCATTCTGCCTCGTCCTTATAAGAAGCTCGTCACATTCCATGCCTTTAAGCTCTGCCGCCTTTTGAGCGGTGAAGCGAATCATGGAGGAATCGCAGGTCTTGCCGCGGAAAGGCTCGGGCGCCATATAGGGGCAGTCAGTCTCCAAAAGAAGACGGTCTATAGGAAGCGAAGCCGCAACCCTCTGCGCCTTTTTGGAATTCTTAAAGGTCAGCGCGCCGGTGAAGCCTATATACATCCCCAGCGATATGACTTCTTTTGCGGTTTCCTCCGAGCCGGAAAAGCAGTGCATTACCCCTTTGGGTTTAAGCTCGTGCAGGATGTCCATGCAGTCGCCAACGGCGTCCCGGCAGTGGACTATTACCGGCAGGTCAAGCTTATTTGCAAGGGATATCTGCGCGCGGAATGCGTCAATCTGTGCCTCGCGGTCGTAGCCCTCATAATGGTAGTCAAGACCTATCTCCCCTATTGCAACCACCTTTTTATCTGATGATGCCATCCTCTCCAGCCGCTCGATATAATCCCCCTGCGCGTCATACAGGTTTTCTGGATGGATTCCCACTGCGGTGTAATACTTATCATAGCTTTTCGCGGCGGCAATGCCGTATTCGCACGATTTGAAGTCCACAGCGGCATGAATTATCCCGCTTATCCCCCTGTTGAAAAGAGATGCTATAAGCTCATCACGCAAGCCGTCGAAGCGGGTATCGTCATAATGGGAGTGAGTATCTATTATATTTAACAAATCCTGCATAATTCACCTCATAAAATATCAACAAAATCTGAAATTGCTGTTGAAAAAATCTTCCCGATATTGTATACTTATAATATCCGATATAACTATAATTGTCAATAAATTTTTGAAAGGATGATAGCGTGTGAAATGCTTCCAGCCAATCAAGAGCCCTTACGGACTCTTTCTTGGGGAAGCAAATTCACCCGCAAGATTCGAGCCTTTGCCGCCGGAGAGGCGGGCGGCAATTTTGCTTACGCAAAAACGCCTCAAATCTACAGAAAGGGTTGTGATTATCATGTTAAAAATGCGTTTTCCGGGCGGTCTTAAAAAGGCCGTCACATTGAGCTATGACGACGGCTTATTCGACGATATCCGTCTGATGGAGCTTATGGACAAGTACGGAGCTAAAGGAACCTTCAACGTAAGCTCGGGCATCTACCGCGAGGAGGGCACCCAGCCGGACGGCGGATGGCCGAGAATGACAAAAACCGAAGCATTCAAGGAATACAAAGCTCACGGCGTTGAAATAGCCGTTCACGGTCTTGAACACCGCGATTTCACCCGTCTTACTGAAGCTGAGCTCAACTATGAGATTTCCGCCGACCGCGCTAATCTTGAAGCCCAGTACGGAATTGTAGTCCGCGGGGCGGCTTATCCCTATGGCTCTTATAACGATACCGCAGTTGAGGCGCTTCGCAAAAACGGCATCAAGTATTGCCGCACCGTTGGCTGCCGTGAGGATTTTGCGCTTCCCGAGGACTGGCTCAGGCTCTTCGCAACCGCACATCACAAAAACCCCAAGCTGATGGAATTAGCTCAGAAGTTTGTGGATATGGACACCGACGACCCGCGTATGTTCTATCTTTGGGGACACACCGCCGAGTTCCGCAACGACAACAACTGGGAGGTCATTGAAAACTTCTTAAAGTTCATGAATGAGCACAAGGAGCAGATATGGTTTGCGACTAATATTGAGATATGCGAGTATCACAAGGCTTATCAGGCACTTGAATATTCGGTAAGCCCCGAGACGAAGATGATTTACAATCCCACCGCAAAGGAAATCTGGCTTGCATACGGCGACTGGGTACGCTCCGACACGGTTATAAGCGTTAAACCGGGCGAAACAATTACGTACTGATACATTTTTAATATGTAAATCGATATTAAGGTGCTTCTTCTGACTATTTTTGCGGCTTTTATCTTACTGAAAGGGTGATTTTATGCGTACTACGGCAATAAAAATCATTGTTTTTGAGTGTATGGTAGCTGTTCTTCTGCTTTGCGCCTGCGACGCTCCGGCAAAGGACGGGCAAAAGGCTTTTGCGGATATCGGTTCAAAATGGGAGGACGCCGAAGGCATGATTTCATTTTCGGTCTCCCAAGAGATTTGGTATCTTGACAATGAAGACCTTACCGAGAAAAAACGACTACTGGCGTTCGGCACCTTGCATATCGGCAAAGAGAATATCCCGATTTCAGGCATTTGGGATAATAACGCTATAGTTTTCAGCAGGTTCGGCCATTCGGTTGATTATACGACTGATTCGGGCGGGGGCTCGAAATTATTTAAACTGAGCTTTGATTCTGAAAACCCGGATGAAGCCCAAGCCACCGTCCTGCCATTAGGCCATGGCAAAGATACTGTTTACCTTAATGATGGAGATGTTATCCGCTTCGCACGAAAGAACAGCGGGAAGAGCATCAATTCCGCAGACTATCAGATTTATGTCAGCCTGTATGATATTATGGACAGCTCAAATAACGGCTCCGACATAAGGATATACAGAAGGCTTAAGGACCTTCTTAATTCCGAAAATGAAGTGATTTCTATTGCGGAATAAGTTTTGAAAAAACTACGGCTCTGCCGACTAAATCAGTCAGCAGAGCCGTAAATTTATCTATTTATCGGGAAATTAAAGCACTCTTACCTTTACAACGCCCTCGATAGCTTCGATACCCTTGCAGGCGGCCTTTACGTCGCCGGGCTCGCGCCG